GAGAGCTAGAAATACTTTAGTAACTCAATTTTTAGATGCTGATAAAAAAGATCCAGATAGATTTACTCATTTAATGTTTATAGATAGTGATATAGGTTTTGGTGGAGAAGCCATAATGAGATTATTAGAAAGTGATTACGATGTAGCTTGTGGAATATATCCTAGAAAATCAGTAGATTGGAATACTGTTAAATCTTATGCTGAAAAAAATGATTTTGAAAATTTAGAACAAAAAGCTTTAGGTTATAATTTAAACTTTGCAAATCCTTTAAATATAGAAGTTAAAAATGGATTTACAGAAGTATTAGATGCAGCGACAGGTTTTATGTGTATTAAAAAAGAAGTATTTTATAAAATGATTGAAGCTTATCCTAATCTTAAATATACTAGCGATCAAATAATAAATAATGAAAGATTTAGTAGTGACAATTGTTATGCATTTTTTGACTGTATTATTGATGAAAAAAGTAATAGATATCTATCAGAAGATTATGCTTTTTGCAGATTATGGCAAAAAATCGGTGGAAAGATATATGCTGATCTACATAGTCCTCTTACGCATTATGGTACATATGCATTTAGAGGTCATGTATGGACTAAGTTTAAAATTGAAGGAGTAGAGCCAAATGCCAATGACGTACAGCAGCCTAAAGAATGATATTCAAGTATGGGCAGAAAATACAGGAACTGATTTTACAGCACAGTTAGATACCTTTATTGGTAATACTCAACAAAAATTATCTAGAGAAATTGATCCTACTGGATTTAATCAAAATGTAACTTCTTCTACTTCTATAGGAGATAGATTTATTACACTTCCATCAGCAATTGAACCTATGCTTTTAAATTATTTTAATATAATAGACAGTGAGGGTAATAGAGTATTTTTAGAAATTAAACCATTAGAATATTTACAAGAATATTGGCCTGATGCTTCTTTAACAGGTCAACCTAGATATTTTGCTAATTTTGATGATACTACATTATATTTAGCTCCTACACCAGATGCTGTATATACTATGGAATTAGGTTATCAAGGTAGAATTAATCCATTATCTAATACTAACACTACTAATTGGTATACAGAGAATGCATCTGATGCTTTATTATATGGTTGTTTATCTGAAGCAAATCTCTTTACAAAGAACATGGAAGACTATAATATATACAAACAAAAGTATGTCGAAAGTGTGGCTGCTATTAATAACGAAGCTCGTAGAAACAGAAGAACTGACTACAAGTTTCCAGGTAGTCCACTAGGCGAAAACACATTAACTGGAGGACAATAAAAATGGCAATATCTCAAGCGATTACAGTGTCGTTTAAGCAAGACTTAATGTCGCCTGGCGGAAACTTAGAAGCTCAGACATTGAAGTGTGCACTTTACGACAACACTGCAACTCTTAACGAAAACACTGCTGCATATATTACTGCTAATGAAATTTCAAATAGCGGTACTAACTATACAACTGGCGGTGCAACACTTACAAATGTTACTATCTCTACTGATGGAACAACTGCAATTTTTGATGCTGATAACGTTTCTTTTGCAAACGCAACTATTTCAGCTCAAGCTGCATTAATCTACAACGCTAACAATAGTAATTCTTCTATTGCAGTTTTAGATTTTGGTGGAGTTAAAACATCTACTAATGGTACATTTGAGTTACAGTTTCCTAACGCTGACGCTACTAACGGCTTAATCAGAATAGCATAAGGAGGAAGTCCTTATGGCAAGTACATGGAGCCAAGGTGATTGGAACTTAGGTTCTTGGAATGATGCTGCAGTTGGTTCAGTTATAACTGGCCAATCTGTTACCACATCTGTAGGTGATGTAGTTGCTAATGCTGAAATAAGAACTGGTTGGAGTAGAGGAACATATTCATCAGCTACATGGAATGCTAATCCAGATATATTTGTATCTTTAACTACAGCTGGTGAATTAGAAACATCTTTAAATTTAGGTTTTGGTTGGGGTAGAGAAAGTTGGAACGAAGGTAACTGGAATTCTAGTTTAGGTTTTGTATTAACTGGTAATGGTAATGTATTTGCAACAACTACAGCAGGCGAATTAATTACTACTGCTAATAATATAACTGTTACAGCTAGTGCTCCTATTACTATTAATGGTGAAGAATTAATTATATCTCAAGGTGAAGAAACTGTAACTGGTACAGCTATATTTAATATTACAGGTGAAGAATTATTATCTGCAACTGTTAATACTTTTGCTGTAGCTGCAGGTGGAGCTATAACTATAAATACTCCTACTTTAGAAGCTAATGTAGAGCTTAATAATGATGGTATAGCTGTAGGAACTGCTCAAATACTTTCAATAGATGGTCAAAGTTTAAATACAAATTTAGGAGTTATTGATTTAAGAGCAGATCAAATATTAAGTATAATTGGTGAAGAACTAACAACTACTGCTAATACAATTATAGTAAGTGCATCAGCTTCTATGAATATTACTGGTAATGGTGTAACTATTAATCTATCTAATGCTAATGTCTCAACAGAACAAATATTAAGTATTATTGGAAATCAAGCAAATGTTAATGTTACAACTCTTAAATTTTGGGATCCAATTAGAGGTAATATTATTGAAAATTGGACGAATATTCACTAGACAAATGATGACAAATATATATTATTTACATTATTTAAAATATGGAGTATAAAAAATTATGCCATCAAGTTTTACATCGAGATTAAAATTAGAGAAACAAGCTTCTGGAGAAAATTCAGGAACTTGGGGTAATCTAGTTAATTATGTTTTAAACAGAGTTGACGCTTCTGTTAAAGGTTATCAAGCAGTTAATGTTGCAGGTTCTGCAAACGTTACTTTAACATCAAATAATTCTACATCTAATACAGATGATTCAGCAACAGATGACCAAGCACATAATGCAATATTAGAATTTACAGGAGCTTTAACAGCAAATATAAACGTATTTACTGATGCAGTGGAAACTAATTATGCTGTATTCAATAATACATCGGGAAGTTTTACTTTAACATTTGGTCCAACAGGAGGAGCTGGTGTTGATATTAAACAAGGAACTAAAACTTTAGTTTATACTGATGGTACTACAATGTACGATATCACTAAAGATTTAGGTGATATTCAAGTAACAGGTTTAACAAGTAATGGTGGAGTTACAATTACAGGAAATACTGATGTAACAGGAAATATTGCTCTTAAAACTCAAGGCGCAGTTGTATTTGAAGATTCATCAGGTGGAGAGTTTGCAGCAATTAAAGCTAACGCAACTACTACAAGTTATTCTTTAACTTTACCTCCAGCAGATGGTACTTGCGGCCAAGTATTAACTACAGATGGCTCTGGAAATTTAAGTTTTGCAGACGCAGGCGGCGGCGCTGTAAGTTGGCAAACAGGAAGTATTAAAACTGCTAATTTCACTGCAGTTGCAGGTGAAGGATATTTTGCAAATACTGCAGGTGGAGCATTTACAATGACTTTACCAGGCTCTCCATCAGCTGGAGATATTGTTGCTGTAAAAGATTATTCACAAAATTTTAATAGTAATAATTTAACAGTTGCTAGAAACTCATCTAACATAGATGGAAATACAAACGATGTAACTCTAGACAATACAGCTGAATCTATAACATTTATTTATGTAGATGGAACTCAAGGATGGAAAGTGATTAACAACAGTACTAAAAATTTTGCACCAGCTTATGTAACAGCAACAGGTGGAACAATTACTTGTTGCGGAGATTATAAAATTCATACATTTACAGGTCCAGGTGCTTTTTGTGTAACTAATGTAGGTAATTCACTTGGTAATGATAAAATTTCTTATATGATTGTTGCTGGCGGTGGCGGTGGCGGATCAACTAACTCAACTGACGATGGTGCTGGCGGAGGAGCGGGAGGTTACCGAGAAGGTAAAGACGCCTGTGACCCTTATAGTACAGATGGTTGCACTGCTACTCATATGACTTTAGGAAGCACAGGTTCTTATCCTGTAGTAGTTGGAGGTGGTGGTGCCGGAGGCCCTGGAACACCTAGTGTTCCTGGTACAACAGGAAGTGATTCATCATTTAATAGTATTATATCAGCTGGTGGTGGAGCAGCAAGAGGAAGTGGTTCTACTGAACCCCCATCAATTGCTAACGGAGGATCTGGTGGAGGATCTGGTGGTGGAGGCGGAGTTCCTGGAAATCCAGGTGGAGCTGGAAATACACCTTTTCAAACTCCTCCTCAAGGAAATCCAGGTGGTGCAGCAGCACAATCAGTACCTGATGGTTCAGCTGGAGGTGGCGGTGGCGCACTTGTAGCTGGTGGTACAGCAGGTGGATCAAGCGCACCTGGAGGCGGCGGTGCAACAAGTTCAATTACTGGAAC